TTATTGTTCGAGAAGTATGTAAGGCTTGAAGGTAATCACTTCTTTGCTTAGCCATTGGTTAATCTCGGCAAGTCGTTGTTGCAGTGGTAAGATCTCATTAATGAAGAACACTTTGCCAGCTTTTTCAATGTCCCCAAAGCCACCTGTATTATTCGGGATAATCCCCATCAGTTGCGGTGGCACTCGATGGGCTGCAAGAATATCATCTCTGCTGGTGTTTTTAATGTTCAGAAACTCATCTTTTGCGACCACATCTGACAGCGGAATCACTTTAATCCCATTCTCTTTGCCATCAGGTGCATACAAAAACAGGTTTTTGAAATTGCCCTTGCCTTTAGCTTGTTGGAGTTGCTCTTTTAAATCATCAACGTCTGTTTCACTTGCCATCGGGTCGGTCATATAAATAATGCTTCCTGCGTGCGCCCCATTTAAATAATACTTACGGCGAAAAAGCGTGGCAGATTCATTGAGAAAAGCAGATTGAAGTGAAGCCAAATAATCAGGCACGCCGTAGATTTCTTGATTGACATCAGGCTGTTTCAAATGGAAAACGCTATCGCTTGGAAATTCGTACTCCTGATAGCCATTAGCCAGCAAAAAGAACTTACCTTGCTCTCGACCACGGCGGACATATTTCGCAAGCGGTGCGTTTAGCCCTAAAATTTGCTTTTCCTTGCCCATTCGTTTTTCAAGGTAAGCATTACCGAAAATCAGATAGTCCTGCACCACTTTTTCCAACTCATAACGTGGCAACAACGGCGATGTTTGACAGGTGCTCATCAGAATATTTTTCTTCACTGCTAACGCACTCTGATGATGTGCAGATGATTTTACTGCCCGTGCCAATCCTGAAAAATCGACAGGCGGATTGTAATATTTCTCATACATCAACACCGATTCGAAATAATTCAGAATATCGGCATTGTCTAACACTGGCGTTGGGTCGCCAAAAGTAAATTGTTCAATTTTCATAAATCACCTAGTTATTAAAAGGAATAATGGTCCGCTTAGAAGCCTGTGCATTGCCGTAAGGTTCATTCACTAAACAGCTCATAATCGCCCACGCAATATCGCCGTGACTGGCTTCGGCAGAACGGTCAGACACATAAGTCATCTGCCGACCGCTTCGGGTGGTCTGTTTCTTAATCGTCATAAAACTTGTAGCGATCTCTTTGCCGTCAAATTTCAACCGTTTTTTCTGGATAAGATTGAGCGTTTTTAGCACCATCTCATTTTTTAAATCCACGTTGTAAGTAATCCCAACGGCACGGGGAAAGAATTTTTTCACATTTTGGTAAACGCCATCGCCCATACCTGTACGGTCAATGGTGATTTTCGTCACATTGTAAGATTGGGTGTAATGGCGAATTTTGTCGGCTTGTTTCTCAAAATCTAAGCCGTGAAAGGTTTCCGTATGCAACACACGGTAATCACCGCCTTCTACTCTTGGTGGTGCAATAATTGCCAAGGCAGCACGGTCGCCCGTAAATGCTGGGTCATAACCGATCCAAACTTCCCGATTACCAAAAGGACGTTGATAAAACGGCTTGAAGTCTTTCCATTCTTCGTATGAGTCCACCTGACAATGTTGCAACTCATCAAATTTAAACACGCTGGAATTATCATCGGCGAACTGGCACATAAATAATTGCTCAAATTCTGCCGTTGAGTTCTCAAACTTCAAATCGTCAATATTGAACAAGTTACAACCGCCTAATTCGGCATCATAGATGTTCACAATCTGTCGCCATTGACGGTCGGCGCACAATTTACCTGCACGCAAATTAGCGTGAGAAATATCAATTTCCACCCGTTCACTTTCAGGGCGATCACGGTTGAAGGCTTTGCCCGACCAAAAGTCATAGGCAGAATGGGCAATGGTCGTTGGGGTTGAAAAGTAGGTTTGCCGATACTGTTTCTGTGAAGCCATTGCGGAAGCGACTTTACGCATTTCGTCAAATTTCGCCACCCAAAAGATTTCATCAAAGTACAAATTGCCGTGATAAGACTGAGCCGTTGCCGAATTGGTACCTAAGAAAATCAACTCAGCCTCATTCGGTAATAAAATCGTTTCGCCTTTCAGCTCCACATCGGCGGTTTTGCGTGCATACTGGGTAATGTAAGAGCGGAACATTAACGCCTGCTTCTTACTTGCCGACAAGAAAATCTGATTTCGCCCTGTTTTTAACGCATCAATAAAGGCTTCGTGAGCGAAATAATAAGTCGCACCAATCTGACGACTTTTGAGAATGTTACGAATACGGTGCTTTTCACCTGCTTGATACCAATTCCGCTGATATTGGAACATTCCTTGCATAAAGCCATTAATCAACAGCTCTTCTTGTTCAGGACTAATCGGATTTTTCTCAGCAGGTTTACGTTCACCCCGATTACGATTTTGAATTTTGGGATTGAGATCGGCTTCATTACCGCCGTTGTTATATTTCTGAATGCGTGCGGCATCTTTCATTTGACGCATTAAAAAATCCAATTCTTTAAAATCGTACCCTGTTTTCACGTCCTTTTGTAACAGCAACATATAACGGCTCTCAATATTACCGCTCACACGTTCAAACAAAGATGCTTCGTCCCATTTTTCCCGTTTTTTCCAGCTGGCGATAGTGGACACGGGAATGTTAAGCATTTTGGCAATTTCCGTGAGTGAATAGCCAGCCCAATACTTTAATTGTGCTTCACGGTGGGTATTCATATTAATTAAAGCGGTCTTTTTCGCTTGGTTTGTTGCAATATCCGTCATTGTTTTGCGTCATCGTTGAAAATATGGCTATTGTTATGAAACGGACAGCGTTTGTAGAACAGTCCCCTTTGTTAAATCCTGCTTAACAACCGCAACGCTTTGCACCTGTTTGAAAATCCAATCACCATATCGGCAATTTTGAACATTAATCGCAAAGGGTAATTTTATGGGAAGAAAATCAAAATGGTTTGTGGTCGCAACGGAAGGAGCAACCACAGATGGACGAGTTATTAATCGTACTTGGATTGAGCAGATGGCGAAGAACTACGACCCCAAAAACACCTACGGGGCGAGAGTAAATTTGGAACATCTTCATTTTCGTCTGTACTGGAAAGATGAACCACATTCACAATGTTATGGCGACGTGCTTGCGGTGAAAGCTGAAGAACGTGAAGATGGCAAATTACAATTACTTGCTGAGATTGCTCCTACTCCTGAATTGATTGAACTCAATAAAAAAGGGCAAAAAGTTTATACATCTATTGAAGTAGATCCAAATTTTGCTGATACGGGCGAAGCCTATTTGGTTGGTTTAGCGGTAACGGACAATCCTGCAAGTTTAGGTACAGAAATGTTGAAGTTTGCAGCAGGTGCAAGCCAAAACCCATTTAACGCACGCAAAATTAAGCCTGAAAATCTATTTACTGCAGCAGTCGAAACTGTACTTGAATTTGAAGAAGTCAATGAAAAGAAAGTCGAGCCGTCACTGTTTGATAAGGTTAAAACCTTACTCACCGGCAAAAGCAAAAAAGACGATGAACGCTTTCACGACCAAGCCCAAGCGGTGGAATTGTTATCCAACCATTTAGCCGAGTTATCGGGAAAATATGCAACATTGCAAACACAAGCGGCCGAAAGCGAGCAGAAAATTGCCACATTATCCGCCGCCCTCACTGCGTTACAAAGCCGTGTTGATGTTATCGGCAGTGAGCCGGCACACGGCTACACGCCACGCCCTGAAATTACGGGTGGCTCGGCAGTCATTGAAACCGATTGCTAATTAACCTTTAACGAACCTATTGAGAGCCAATATTTATGAAGAATGAAACCAAACAGCTGTATAACGCTTATGTTGCCCGTATTGCACATCTTAACGGTGTAACAGCCGATGATGTCAAAGAAGGTTTTTCCGTACAGGCAGCACCTGAGCAAAAATTAAAAGAGAAGGTACTTCAAAATTCGCAATTCCTACAATGGATTAACACGCCAACCGTGACCAATATGAAAGGCGAAATGATCGGTTTAGGTGTGGCACAAACTATTGCAAGCACCACCGACACCAACGCACAAGATCGTCAAACCAAAGATTTACTCAATTTGGATAAACGTACCTACAATTGTGAACAAGTCAATTTCGACAGTCATATTCGTTGGGCTCGTTTAGACGAATGGGCAAAACACCCTGACTTCCAAGAAAAAGTTGCCAGCCAAACGCAAAAAACCATTGCACTTAACTTAATTATGATGGGCTGGAACGGTACAAGCCGTGCAGCAACATCAAATCCAAGTTCAAACACCTTATTACAAGATGTGAAAAAAGGTTGGTTGCAACAGCTCCGTGAAGATACGGGCGGCACAAAAGTAATGAGCGGTGCAGATACCGAGAATAAAATCAAAGTCGGTAAAGGCCAAGGCACAGGTGAGAATGCTGGTAAAGGTTATGAAAACCTTGACGCGCTAGTGACCGATGCCGTCAATAATCTTATTCACGAAGTTTACGCCGAAGACACGGATTTAGTGGTTATCTGCGGTCGTGAAGTGTTGCACGATAAATACTTCACTATGATTAACCAAGACTTAAAACCGACAGACCAACTGGCAAGCCAAGTGATCGTATCGCAAAAACAGATTGGTGGCTTAAAAGCTATTCGTGTGCCATTCTTCCCGAAAAATGCGATGTTAATTACTCGCTTAGATAACCTTTCAATCTATATGCAAGAAGGTACAACACGTCGCTTTATCCAAAACAATCCGAAACGTGATCGCATTGAAGATTACCTTTCACAAAATATCGATTACAAAATCGAAGATTACGAATGTGCAGCATTGATTGAAAATATCGTACTGGAAGATGTGAAATAGGTAAGTAATGGAACGACTTTCCCCTGCGCAAATTCATCTTCGTAAGGCTTCCGCCGCACTTGCTCACTCTAATGAGCAAGTGTTGCTAGAAAACCTCGACGAATACGAAAAAATGCTCTACTTACTGGCACGTCATAAAAAAGACCTGAAAGCCATTGCCTCAATGGAACAGCGAGCCAGTTATAAGAAAAGCATTCTTCACCACTATTTGCCGTGGATTGAAGGGGCATTGAGTGCTGGCAACGGCAAACAGGACAATGTACTGATGACGTGGCAAGTATGGTCGGTGGACTGTGGCGAGTATCACCTTGCTTTACAAATTGCCGATTACGCTATTCATCAAGACCTGACATTGCCTGACGGCTTTAGTCGTTCGCTTTGTTCAATGCTGGCTGAAGAGTTTGCTGACGCAGCGAAAAAAGCCCTGAAGGTGCAAAAGCCGTTTGAAGTAAGCTACTTGTTACGAGTGGACGAACTCACCAAAGAGAAAGATATGCCAGACGAAAGTCGAGCAAGGCTCTATCGTGAAATCGGCTTACTACTTGAAACGACACAGCCTGAAAAGGCACTCAGCTACTTAGAACGGGCATTAGAACTGAATTTAAATATCGGTGTGCAAGGCAGTATTAAAAAATTGCGGAAGCAGTTAAACCAAGCCGACACCGACTAAACCGAGCAAACCACGCAGCCGACGGGGCGGGCGAAAAAGCGATCTTGATTGCCTTGATTAGCCCCCACCCCGTTTTTTTATTGGCAAGCGGTCAGATTATGGAGATAGATTGCAAATGAGCCACGTCATCAATATACCTAAAGTGGTCGTGGATAAAAATCAGGTATCTTCACCCACGCAAATTACCATTAGCAATAACGGCTTTTTCCCCGATATTGAGCTTGTCGACGTTCGCCACGCAATGCGAGCCGATGGCACAGTTACAGATGAACGCCTAACGTTTGCCGTGATTGAAGCAATGGCAACCGTCAATGCGGAATTACACACGTTACAAATGGAATACGCCACCTTTGACGACATACCGTCAGATCATATCAACGGCGAAAACCTGATGATTACTCGTTACAAGCGAGCCGTATTCTGTTTTGCAATGGCAAATCTCTATGAACGCTACCGCAGTTTTGACAGCACCAAAGAAGGTGCAGAAAAAGCGGAGCAGTTTGAAAATTCCGTAGATGACCTACGCCGTGATGGTCGGTTCGCTATTCGGGATATGCTCAAACGTAAACGTTGGACATCGGAGCTTATCTAATGATTTTAACCGCAACCCAACACGACACACTGGACCAACTGATTTTCAGGCATTACGGCAGAACGGCTGGCTTGGTGGAAATTGCATTGGAATACAATCCGCAACTGGCAAATGTGGCAATTTTGGAAATGGGGCAACGGGTCGAAATGCCCGACATCACCACCACAACCACGATTACCAAGCAAACGGTGAGCCTATGGGATTAATCAAAATGGATAGAAATGACAACACGTCACTATTGGGGGCATTCGTGACCGTTTTAACCAGCCTAAGCCTTTCCGATTGGGGCGTGATTATGGGGATTTTATTCGGCTTGTTTACCCTATTGATGAATTGGTACTACAAAGACCGAGAAATCAAACTGAAAGAAAAAGCCCTTGAGCGTTACAAAATCAACTTAAAGGACATTTTAGACGATGAACAAAAATCTTAAATTCGGCGGAGCGATGGTCTGCGGTATCGGTGCAATTATCGGCTTAGTACAGCTTAATCACCCTGAAATCCGCACCAGTCAAAAAGGCTTAGCGATTATCGGCAATGCTGAAGGGTGCAGACGAGATCCTTATGTTTGCCCTGCGAATATACTCACCGTCGGCATTGGCTCGACCGAAGCCACAAGCGGTAAGATTGAACGCAAAATTTACAGCGACAAAGAAATTGCTGACCGCTGGGCAAAAGATTTAGCCGAAGCGGAACGGTGCGTAAACCGCTACGCCAACGGCAAAAAAATGCCACAAGGGGCGTTTGATGCTTTGACATCTATTACCTTCAATGCAGGTTGTGGAACAATGCGACATTCGACCTTGTTCAAACTCGCCAATCAAGGTTACAGCCCTGCAATGTGTGAACAGTTTAGTCGTTGGGTTTATGCCAATGGCAAAAAACTGCGTGGCTTAGAAATCCGACGTGAAAAGGAAAAAGCATTATGTTTAGCATTATAAGCGGTATGATTGAGAAAAGTTTTGGCAAAGCGATGATTATCGCCTTGCTGATTGGTGTCTGCATTAATGCCTTTCTCTGTTATGAACGCAAAACACTGCAGGCGGACAACCAATCCAAACAAGAAGAAATTGCTTTAGTGCGAGCGGATAACCAAAGCCTAGCCAACCAGCTAGAACAGGCAAACCAACATATTCTGCAGTATCAAAAGCAGGTGGATAAATTACATCAACAAATTTTAACTAAGCTCACCCAAGCGGAGAAACGCACCAATGAAATTTTACTTGAATTGGAAAACAATCAATCTTGGAGCTATCAGCCTGTGCCTACTGGCGTTAGTCGGTTGCTCAACCAAAGAAGCGGTACAGTATCGAACAGTAAAGCCAATTCCGCTACTTTGCCCCCAAATAAAGCAGTGTCACAGCCCCAAGTTCGAGATAAAGACCAACGCTGATCTTGCAAAATCCCTCGACCAAAGTTTAACGACCATTGAGCTTTGTCAGGTGGAAATTCAAGGCTGGGAAGCGTGTGTGGAAAGTTACAATAAACGTATTGCAGAATAATGATTGCCCCGAATAGTCGGGGCTTTTTGTTGACAGCTGAAAATAAAAAGCCGACAATGCAGAATATATTGTACGTTTTCTATGTAATGGAGGGACAATATGAATAAAAATGCACCTTATATTCGTGAAATTGTTGAACGCACAAAACAAGTTGGTGGCACACGAATTGTCGGTAAAACCAAAGAAGAAATTCAAAAAAATGCTATGTTGGTACTACAACAACAATTAAAACAATCAAATCAAAATGTTAGAACGCAAACATATTAAATTTGTTGAAATCCATCGCCTGTTTACTGAAATTAGCCTTGCTTTAGGTTTTAGTGAACAGGATATTGAAACCCATTCGGCAAATTTGGCAGAATTAATCGCCTTATGGCAACAACAGCAATTTGTTGAAATTTACATTGAAAACCAAGATCGCCTATTTGGTCGGGCAAAAGATAGTAGCTTATCTTATGGTGCTTCGCCCTATTATATCGGTTTATACCACGCTCGCCTAAGTTATACTGAAAACGATCCACTTGTTGTCCTTACTTTTGAATATGAAGATAACCCAGAAGAAACAGCTGTATCGGTTCGTTTTATGGTAGATCACGATACTTTATTTGGAACCAAAGAAGAGAAATATATTCAACAAAGAATGAAAGCTATTCGAAAACGGATTGATGATTTTATTCAGCTAGGTAATCAGAAATAATCATCGCCCCGACCCATCGGGGCTTTTTGTTACCACCAAATCCACACCCACAACCATTCGCCCCACCTTTGCCAGTTGCTCACAATATCGCTATTTAACTCAACGAGAAAAAGCGATGAAAGACCAAATTGACCGAGCCAACGAGCTTGCCGAAAAAGAAAGAGAGTTCGCCCTTGCAAAACTTCGCAACAAACCGACCGCTTACAGCCTGACCCATTGCGAAGATTGCGACGAACCAATCCCCGAAGCCCGTCGCCAAAACGTGCAAGGTTGTACTCGTTGCATTGACTGCCAACAAATTTACGAATACAAACAAAAAGGCTATCGCAAATGATTAAACCTGACAAACTGCGTGACTTGCTCACCAAAACCATTCCTTATTTTGCGAAAAATCCCGAACAGTTACAGATTTTCTATGCCAACGGCAAAATTTGGACGACAGGGGCGACATCGCTCAGTTACCAATATCATTATGACTTAGAAATTGTGGTGGAAGATTTCCCAGAACACCCCGATTTGCTGTTTGTGCCTGTGATGGAATTTGTCCGCTTGCAACAACTGGAGCTGATGACCAATCCGAACAAACAGGACAGCATCACCTTTGAAGCTGACCCAAACAACAACGCCACCCACGACATTTACATCAAAATACCGCTGACCGAACGTGTTATTGTCAAACAAGAAGGCGATCATTACCAAGTTCACCACGCCGAAGAGCCACAACCGACCGAATGGCAAGCAATGGAACGTCTGACAATTTTTGTGAAAGGGGAAAAGGTGTATGAGCAAATGGGAGCGGTGGAATAATGGCGACAGACGACATTATCAAGGTTAAATCAGCGTTTAATGCGTTGCTCAAAAATATCAGCAAACCACGGCGACGGTTGCTATATCAACAAATCGGGCGTGAATTGGCTCGTAGCCAACGCAGACGTATTACCGCACAGCAAAATCCTGACGGCTCGTCGTACACGCCACGCAAAGTACAACGTAAAAAACGCAAGGGAAAGATTAAACAAAATGCAATGTTCTTAAAATTGAAGTCGGCCCGATTTATGAAGTTAAGAACCTCTGGGGATAATATCGAGTTGGGTTACAGTGGCAGTGACGCACATATTGCACAAATTCACCAATACGGATTGGAAGGGCGAGTGGTGAGAAGTGCAAATTGGAAGGTGAAATACGATCAGCGTGAGTTGTTAGGCTTTACCGATGAAGATATTGAAATGATTGAAAATTTTGTGATTAAGGCGTTGGCTGATGGTTAGCTATTTGCAAAAAAACGGTCGAGTGTGACCGCTTTAGGCTTTAAAAAAGGTCATAGATAGTTTTGATTAGCACTTTAAAAAATTCACATATTTCCGCAATGAATACATATATAACACTAATCAATATTAGCCAACCTAAAAAATCGATAAGTGAAACTAACATATTACCCCCTACTCTTGATAAGGACACTATATGAGCAAAGATTTAAAAATTCAAGTGGTTTTATCTGCGATTGATAAACTTACTGCACCATTTCGTAATGCTACACAAAGTGTACAAAAAACAGCAAAGACATTAAGTGAACATCAAAGCAAGCTAAAATCTTTACAAAAAGAGTATAACAGCAATGAGGCACAGATTAAAAAATATGCTTCAACGCTTAACCCACTCAAGTCTAAATTGAGTGAAAACACATCTCAGCTTGCAAAAGCCTATGCCGAAGTTCGTCGAATGGAAAGTGCAATGAAGGGAATGAACCAGCCAACTGCGGAATTTGCTAAAAAATTAGAGAAAGCAAAGCAAAATGTGGTTCAATTAAAAAGTGAGCAAGCTAAAACAGTAACTAAATTGAGAGAAGCTAGAGCTGAATTTGTTAAAAATGGCTTTAAAGCCTCTGAAATAGCAAATAAGCAAAGCATACTACGCAGAAGTATGCAAAGTGCAAATAACGAAATTGACAAGCAAAAAAGCAAGTTGGAAAAACTTAATGCCGTAAAAGTTCGCAATGAAAAATACCGTGCAAATATTGAAGCATTGAAAAGTGGTAGTGAACGCCTACACAATTTAGGATCTCGCTCAATGATTACAGGTGCTGCTTTAGCTGCTCCCGTTGTTGGTATGGGAAAAGGTGTAGCAAGTATGGCACAAACAGCAGGTAAATTTGAACAATATAAAACGGTACTTGAAACGGTGGAGGGTTCAAGTGAAAAAGCCAATCAAAGTTTTGAATGGGTAAAACAGTTTGCCGTAGATACGCCAGCAAATTTAGATGATGCAATGGAAGCCTTTGTACGATTAAAAGCCTACGGTTTAGATCCAACTAACGGTTTAATGCATACCTTATCAGATACCTCTGCTGCAATGGGTAAACCAGTAATGCAAGCGGTGGAAGCTATTGCTGACGCAGTAACAGGTGAAAATGAACGTTTAAAAGAATTTGGTATTAAAGGTTCTGCCATTAAGGGAACGAATTTTATTGAATATAGTTATACGGACAAAGATGGGAAACAACGAGTAGCAAAAGTAGATAAAAACAACCGTAAACAAATTGAAAGTACGTTACAAGCTATTTGGAACGAAAAATATAAAGGAGCCGCAGAAAAACAATCCAAAACGCTATTGGGTATTTGGTCCAAATTAGGAGATGTATGGACAAACTTTCAAATGCAAGTGATGGATACAGGCGCATTTGATTGGATTAAAGGCAAAATCCAAGGGGTTTTAGATACCTTAGACAAAATGCAACAAAATGGTGAATTACAAAAATGGGCAGAAGCATTTGGTTCCGTGATTATGGAAGTTGCTCAAGGGCTATGGGCATTTGGTGAAAAAGTCTTTACGGTGGTCAAATGGGTTGCTGAATTTGCTAAAGAAAATAAAGGTATCATTGCCACTTTTGTTCAATGGAGTGCTTATATTGGTAGTGTACTCATTATCGTTGGAATACTTAGTACCGCTTTAAGCTTTCTGTTATATCCTGTTTCCCGAATTGCCTTTGGCTTTGTACAATGGGGTTCAAAAGCAAGCATAGTGTTTTCGGTCCTACAAAAGGGAATAAAAATGTTAAGTGTTGCCTTCGCCTCTAACCCAATTGGACTAGCCATTACTGCAATTATTGGCATTCTTGCCTTACTCTATTTCAACTGGGATAAAGTCAAAAATGCCATTGGCACAGCGTGGGATTGGCTCAAAACGAAGTTTGCAGATAGCTGGTTTGTGAACGCAATTAACGGAATTATTTTTGCCGTAAACAACTGGAATGTCGTTGTTGATACGGTGACTAAATCCATTGGCAATAAATTTGAAAGCCTGAAAAATACCGTGATGGGATTATGGAATGGCATTACCTCTTCTATCACCAACGCTTTTAATAAGGCAATGGAATTTTTAGGGTTTGAAACTCGTATTAATAGTGTCAGTGATGGTGTGGGTAAAGTGGCAAGTAAAATTGTTCCACCTGAACACGCCAACCAAATTGCGAATACTGCCAATATGGCAAATATGATGTATGACCCGAATTATGACCCAAGCGCTAACAATGTGCCAAATAAACCAAAATGGTCAGGTGGTTATGCTGGTAACGGCGGTAAGTTTGAACCAAAAGGGATTTATCACGGTGGCGAATATGTTATGACCAAAGAAGCCACAAGCCGAATTGGTGTGGCTAATCTCAACCGCTTAAATTACGGCGGTGTTGCAGGTATGGCTGCGTTAGCTTCTACGGTGGCACTGGCACAGCCTATGCCTGCGGTAAAAGTGGATAACCGTCCGCTGATTGCCCCAACGCAAATCCAAAGACAAACCCCACCGCCTGTTAATCAGTCGGTCAATATCACTGTCAATGCAACCGCAGGACAGAGTGCGGAAGAAATTGCTCGCCTTGTTGCACGGGAACTTGAAAAGCAACAACGCAACGCCCAAGCAAAAGCTCGCAGTCGATATTGGGATAAGTGACCTTGAATGCTTAAAGTGATCTCTTTTGATCTTATTTGACATAGAAAAGGTTATATTTTAGGATATAACCCATTGACAAAATAAGGAAGACCAAATGGAACATTTAAAAAATATCACTAATGGTTTTTGCTCTCTTTTTTCTGCAATTGCTGAACCTAGATCGTATCAACCTATCAGAAATGGTTTTCAGTTAGATAGAGAAAATTTACAATCGGATGTCAATAATGTTATGCAAACGCTAAATCGCAATACACAAAAGGTATATAGACAATATGGCAGCCAAACACGTTAAAGCGCAAGCGAGAGATAGTCGTGGGAATGAAATAGCCATAGCAAGTACAAATTCTGATAGTCCGCTATTACCTGTTGAGCAACTTGAACGATTACATCAATTTCGTCCTGATTTAGTGGATTTTGTAGTAAATGAAACCCAAGAAGAAGCAAAAACAAGACGCAATGAAAACAGAAAAATCAATTTTTATACTTTTATTGAACGTATAATCGGTTTAGTTTTCTCTCTTATCATTGCATTAGTAGGAATACTTGGTGCTATTTACTTAGGTTTAGAAGGTCACGATTGGTTAGCTGGAACACTTGGAACAGTCACAATTGGTACACTTGCTGTAGCGTATTTAAAAAATAAATAACCCTTTATCTTATACTCTAGCCCCGAATTATCGGGGCTTTTGCTTGTAAATTGACAATTTTCTTGTTCAACGTTAGGATCTGACAAGTTCCCTTTATGAAGCGGAGAAAAACAATGATTATTTTACAAGCTCAGCCTATGGCACAAGTGCCGCATAATGCAGTATTTGCAGTGGTTGAAACACACCAAAAGCCATTGCGTGAAGTGCCAGCACTCAGCCCACAAGAATATAAAGTTTTTGCGAATGTTGAACGTTATGCCCAGCAAATGACAGAAGAAAGTCTAATGCGGGCAATGGGATTGATTAAATAAGTATTAGCTAAACCCAAGCGACTTCGGTCGCTTTTTTGTTACCACCAAATCCACACCCACAACCATTCGCCCTTTGCTCTCACCTTTCGCACAATATCCCCATTTTTAACTGACGGATTTTTATTGTGCATCACGACCACCCACGCCGATTAGATAACTTGCTACGCCTTGGCACAATAGCCGAAGTGGATTATGCCAACGCCACCGCACGAGTGAAAGCAGGCGGTATTACCACCGACTTTCTGCCGTGGATTACCTTGCGTGCTGGCGATGTAAAAACGTGGTCGCCTGTTAGCGTAGGTGAGCAAGTTTTAATTCTTGCGGTCAGTGGCGAATTTAACTCAGGGATTATTCTTGCTGGTGTTTATGCCTCCAACGCTCCGAACCGAAGTAAAGACGAGTTTTCTATTCATTTCCCTGACGGTTGTGTCATTCGCTACAACCACGCAAGCGGTCATTTATCGGTGGAAAATTGCAAAACCGCAACTATTCAAGCCACACAAAGCATTACAGCAGATACACCGTCTTTGACTTGCACAGGTGATGTCACCATTCAAGGCACGCTCACAGTGCAAGGGGCGATCAGTACATCAAGTTCAGTGACGGCAAGCGGTGAAGTGAGTGGTAAAGGTATCAATCTCTCCACCCATACACACAGCGGTGTAGAAAGCGGTAGCAAACGAACAGGAACACCATAATGAACCGAAACACAGGCTTAACGATCAGCGATGAAAGCGAGCATATCAAGCAGTCTATTGCTGACATTTTACTGACGGCAAAAGGCTCTCGTGTAATGCGTCGGACCTATGGCAGTAATTTGTATCAGCTTATCGACCGCCCGATTTCCAGTGCCTTACTTCTGCAAATTTCTGCCGCTTGCGTAATGGCGTTAAAAATGTGGGAGCCCCGAATTGATGTGACGGCATTTAAGGTTGAGATTGCAGACTTAAACCGCCCACATAGTTTAACTGGCACCATTGATGCCACCGTAAAAAGTAGTAACACCAAATTAACGATGACGGATTTAACCTTACGATGAGCCAATTAGTTGATCTATCAAAACTCCCAGCCCCTGATGTCATTGAAGAGCTTGACTACGAAACCTTATTGGCTGAACGCAAAGCCAAGTTTCTGTCGCTTTACCCTGAAAGCGAACGTGCCTTTTGGCAAGCACGGTTAGCGTTGGAGTCGGAGCCGATTACGAAGTTGTTGGAAGAAAACTGTTATTTGCAGTTACTTGAACGCCAACGAATTAACAATGCCGCAAAAGCCACAATGTTAGCTTATGCAACAGGAACAGACTTAGATGTGATCGCTGCAAATTTTAATGTGCAACGAATGATTGTACAGGAAGCGGATTTACAAGCTAACCCGCCGATACTCGAAATCAAAGAAAGTGATGAAGATTTACGTTTAAGAGCTCAATTGGCATTTGAAGGCTTATCTGTGGCTGGTCCACGTTCTGCTTATGTATTCCACGCCCTTTCTGCTCATCCTGAAATCGGCGATGTTTCTGTGGTTTCACCACAACCAGCCTATGTAACCGTGACAATCCTTTCCCGTTTAGGCAAAGGCATACCTAGCCAAGCGGTATTACAAGCGGTTGAAGCAAGGCTAAATGATGACAATGTTCGCCCGATTGCAGATAGAGTGACGGTACAGGCTGCTACTATTCAGGATTATCAAATCAGAGCCAAATTACATATGTTTCGTGGTCCTGAATATGAACCGATTAAACAAGAAGCGCAAAAACGTTTGGAAAAATACGCCTTAGAGCGCCGTCGACTAGGGCGAGATATTACCTTATCAGGTATTTATTCTGCATTGCATATTGAAGGAGTTCAACGGGTCGAATTATTAGAGCCACGAACAGATCTGATTTTGCCCAATAATAAAGCAGGATTTTGTACACAAATTAGCTTAGAAATGGCGGTTTCTGATGATTATTAATCACGCCCCACTTTTACCAAATGGAGCGACTACGCTTGAAAAACGAGCAGCAGAATGTTTACAACAAGCGGTCAGAAATCCGATTGTGATTGCAGATTTAATCAATCCAGAACGTTGTCCAGAACCATTATTGCCTTATCTAGCGTGGGCATTTTCAGTCGATAAATGGGACGAACAATGGAGCGAAGAAGTCAAACGTATTGCAATTAAAAATGCGTTCCTGATCCATAAACAAAAAGGCACATTAACCGCTATTCGACGTGTCGTAGAGCCTATTGGCTATTTGCTCGAAGTGAAAGAGTGGTGGCAAGAAACACCAATGGGAACGGCAGGGACGTTTAAGCTGACCGTTGAAGTGAGCGAAACAGGGTTAAATGAACAAACTTACAATGAACTTGTACGATTAGTCGATGATGTGAAGCCTGTTTCACGCCATTTAACTCTTGCAATTGCTGTTACACCAACAGGCGAAATGAATGTATTTATTGGACAAAATAGCGGTGAGACGATCACCGTTTATCCACAATAGGAAACACTATGGCAAAAACCTATTACTCCGTTTTAACCACCTACGGTTCACAACTTTTTGCAAATGCGATGACAAATCGCCAAGCAGTGAACATTACCCATTTTGCCGTTGGTGATGGCAATGGGCGAGCTGTACAGCCTGATTCTACTCGCACATCACTTGTGAGAGAAGTCCACAAAGCGAGTATCAGTGCAGTCAGTCGAGATCCGAGAAACAATCGCCAAGTCATTTTTGAGCTAACCTTACCTGAAAATGTCGGTGGCTTTTGGATTCGTGAAATGGGGATTTTTGATAATACAGGGCGATTAGTTGCGATTGCCAACTGCCCTGATACCTACAAACCACGTTTAGATGAAGGCAGTGGCAAAATTCAAGTGTTGCGAATGATTTTATTAGTGAGTTCGTCGGACGCTGTCACGTTAAAGGTTGATGATACGGTGATTTTTGTGACACGGGGACAGTTTACCCCAAAAACCATTACCGCAAATAGTATCAACGGTTTTGATGACACAGGACATTCTCACGCAATTGACACGGCAACCACATCTCGCAAAGGAATTACCCAACTCACCAACGACACAGGGCTAGACTCTGAAGTATTGGCATTAACCGCAAAAGCAGGTAAAGCTATTGCTCAGTCTGTGGCACAGTTACAGGTTAATACTAATAATGCGTTAAATCAAAAAGTCAATAAAACCGACATCAGTAACGCTGTCAATTCAACATCTCAAACTACGGTAGCATCGTCGCAAGCCGTAAAAACGGCTTATGACAAGGGCATTGAAGCAAAGAGTGCAGCAGATGCGGCTCAACGTACGGCTAATGCCAAATATACGGCAGTAAACGCATCTATTACCCAAAAAGGTCTAGTTCAACTCACTAATGACACAGGGCTAGACTCTGAAGTATTGGCATTAACCGCAAAAGCAGGTAAAGCCATTACTCAGTCTGTGGCACAGTTGCAGGTTAATACTAATAATGCGTTAAATCAAAAAGTCAATAAAACGGATATCAGTAACTCTGTCACATCAACATCTCAAACTACGGTGGCTTCTTCACAAGCAGCTAAAACAGCCTACGACAAAGGCGTTGAAGCAAAGAGTGCAGCAGATGCTGCTCAACGGACGGCGGATGCCAAATATACAGCAGTAAACGCATCTATTACACAGAAAGGGCTTGTCCAACTCACCAACGACACAGGGCTAGACTCTGATGTATTGGCATTAACCGCAAAAGCAGGTAAAGCTATTGCTCAGTCTGTGGCACAGTTGCAACTTAGTACAACGAATGCACTAAATCAAAAAGTCAATAAAACGGATATCAGTAACTCTGTCACATCAACATCTCAAACTACGGTGGCTTCTTCACAAGCAGCTAAAACAGCCTACGACAAAGGCGTGGAAGCAAAGAATGCGGCAGATGCGGCTCAACGGACGGCTAATGCGAAACAATCTCCTGCAACAACATTGGCTGGGTATGGGATTACTGATTTTGTTGTTAAAAGGGAACCAAATACAGCAAATGCAAGAAACTTACTTGTGGATGGTATTTATGCGTTTGGAGACAGCGGTGTGAATTTACCTAAAAACGGAGCTTTTAAAGTTTTAAATTTAGGTGGAGGGAGTGCAGAATGGCGACATCAATTAGCCATTGGAGCATATTCATCTGAAATTTATCTTAGTTCTCAAGTGTCTGAATCTAGTGCAGAGTGGTTACCATGGAAGCGCATTGACGGAGCAGATTGGAATGAAGTGAGAAATAAGCCAACCACTGTTTCAGGTTTAGGTATAACTGATTTTGATAATCGAGTCACAGCATTATTTACTTATCAAAAAATCGGGGATATAGAAGTTCGTAAATATCCTGATGGGACGATGATTCAAGCTTTCACAAAACGCATGACAAGCAGTGATTATTCTACAGCTACAGTTCTTTGGGCTCAAGCTTTCATCTCACGCCCAATCTTAACTGGTACTGCACGGTATGAAGCTAGTGTTGGAGACCACGATTCAATTGTAACTTTTGTGAAAGGTACGGATCACGCTAAATGTGTTTTTGTCAAAGGTGAAACTTATAACAACCACAACGAGCTCGCTTATGTAGATGTAATAGCTATTGGGAGATGGAAATAATGACAGTTTTTTATAAAGACGGTTTTTATAACAACGACCACGGCGGCTTTGTCCCCGAAGGCGCTTGTGAAATTTCAGCAGAAACCTACCGCTTGTTACTTGAAGGGCAAGCTCAAGGTAAGCTAATTATTGCCGATGATGAAGGGAATCCGATTTTAGTTGAACCACCACCAATACCTATTGAAGAACGACGTCAACAAGTCCGCAATGCTATCAACACCCTGCGAGATAAGAAAATCAACGGCGGTGTTTATGTGAAAGCAATCAACAAATGGATTGACACAGACGCAACCGCCGAACGCAATATCTTGTCTGTCAAAGCGACTTTTGACTTATTCGGCGACCAAGAAATTCCGTGGACTTTTGCGGATAATTCCGTTGCGATGATCAATAAAGAAAAATTGTTGGTTATTTGGCAGGTGTTGATGGAGGCGAAAACAGGCAATCACGCTAATGCCTTGAAGCATAAGGCGATGGTGGAGCAAGTAGAAAACCCGTTGGAGTATGATTACTCTAGCGGTTGGACGCAGACTTATGAGGAATTTGTAAATGAACAACTCTAAATTGCTATTGTGGTTGTATCACGTTGTGATTGCCATTGATCAACTCTTTAATGCCTTAACAGGCGGTGCGGCAGATGAAACCTTTTCAAGCCGTTGCTACCGTGGGGCGAAACTTGCTGAGAAGCCACGCAAGCGGTGGCGTTTTTGGTACGCTTTTGTTAATGGGCTGTTTTTTGACAAAAATCATTGCCAGACTGCCTATGAAAGCGAAGTTAAACGCAAGCAGTATCCCCCTGAGTTTAGCAAAATCCGCTGATTGTTATCCCCAAATCCACACTTCCAACCGCTCGCATCAGGGCGGTTTTCTTTTCACAATAGCCCTCAATTTATCCCCTTTTATTTAAACAGAAGGATTTTCTATGGACTATCTACACGGTGTTAGAGTACTGGAGATCAACGAAGGCACACGCCCAATCCGAACCATTGCTACAGCAATTATCGGAATGGTGTGTACTGCCGATGACGCAGACAGTGCAACTTTCCCCCTAAATAAACCCGTTTTAATTACCGATCCTGTGGCAGCAATTGGCAAAGCTGGCACACAAGGCACATTGGCACGTAGTCTTGACGCTATCGGTGATTCCGTTAAAACCCCTGTGATTGTGGTGCGTGTTGCTCACGATGAAAACGCCGATACACTCACCGCAAATGTGATTGGCACAGTGACCGAGCAAGGCGAATACACAGGCTTAAAAGCTTTGTTGGTGGCAAATACCGTCTGCGGTTTTAAACCACGCATCTTAGGCGTGCCTGAATTGGATAGTCAAGCGGTGGCAACGGAGCTTGCCAGTATCTGTAAAAAATTGCGTGCTTTTGGCTATATCAGCTCAAACGGCGCGAAAACCCGTGATGCGGCTATTCAATATGCCCGCAATTTCGGACAACGTGAATTGATGATGATCCACGGTGATTTTGTTTCTTTTGACACTGCAACAAAATCCTACAAACCGAACTCTGCCGTTGCTCGTGCATTGGGCTTGCGTGCCTTGTTAGATAAAACCGTCGGCTGGCACAAAAACCTGTCTAACGTAGTAATTGATGGGGTGACGGGTGTCACTATCCCGATGTCTTTTGATATTCAAGATTCAAGCACAGATGTGAATATGCTCAATGAGAAAAACATTTCCGTGCCAATCAACTTCAACGGCTATCGCATTTGGGGCGGTCGCACCTTATCAAGCGATAAACTTTTTGCTTTTGAGCAGTACACCCGAACCGCTCAGATTATTGCGGACACCTTCGGCGAAGCGTTCGACTGGGCGATTGATAAACCGCTTACACCAAGTTTGGTGAAAGATATGCTGGAAATGATCAACCAAAAATTCCGTTACTGGAAAAATCTGGGTTATATCGTGGACGGTAAGGCGTGGGTCGATGCCGATATTAACACCAAAGACATTATCAAAGATGGTCAATTCTTTATTGATTATGACTATACCCCGATGCCGTCGTTGGAAAACCTGAATTTACGTCAGCGTATTACCGACAAATACTTGATGGACTTTGCGGCGAAAGTGGCTGCGGCATAAAAATCCCCCCTAGCCCCCTTTTTCAAAGGGGGGAATGTTGAATAAGGAAAAAATATGGCTTTACCACGATTATTAAAATTGATGAACGTCTTCAATAACGGTTTTGGTTATGAAGGCGTGGCAGAAGAAGTCGAATTGCCGAAATTGACGATGAAGCAAGAAGATTTTCGCACAGGCGGTATGTTGGGCGAAGTGTCGGCAAATTTAGGCTTAGAAAAATTAGAGATGACCCACAAATACGCTGGCATTGTGCCAGAGTTATTCAAAGGGTTTGCCACAGATACCATTGACAGCGAATTAATTCGTTTTGCGGGTAGCTATCAACGTGACGACACAGGCGAAATTACCGCCGTTGAAGTGTTGGTGCGTGGTCGCCACACAGAGTTAGACGGTGGCAGTAGCAAAACAGGGGAAAAAACCGAAACTACGATTAAATCGGCACTTTCCTACTACAAGCTAACGGTGGACGGCAAGGAATTGATTGAGATTGATTTAATCAATTCGGTGTTCAAAGTGGACGGCAAAGATCGTTATGCACAACACCGTGCGGCGATTGGGCTTTAATATCTAAGATGAAAACGGACACACGCAGTGTGTCCCTACAAGGAAAAAACAATGAAAAAGAAAACTGATCTAAATGTGACAACAGTCAAATTAAAAGCAGGCATTGTGCGTGCTGAACAGACCATTACCGAAATTCAGGTGCGTAAGCCAAACATTCAGGCACTCAAAGGCTTGAAGTTGCTCGATTTAATGCAGTCGGATGTAAACAGCATCATCACTTTACTGCCCCGAATTACCCAGCCGATGTTGCATAAATCCGACATTGACCGCTTAGATGTGGCTGATTTTACTAAACTCACTGGGGCTGTCTTTGAAGTGATGAACTTGAATGAAGATGACATCGAAAGTGACGAAGAGGGAAAGTCCGACTCATCCCTTACTGCGTAGAAGATGCCATTGCTGACATCGCTATTGTGTTCCATTGGCAACCCAATGCCTTTGACGATATGTATCTTGATGAATTAATGCAATGGCGAGAGCAAGCACGAAAACGGACAGAAACCAACGAAGAATAAGACAAGCGGTCGGATAACGAGAAAAATTTGCAAAAAAATCTCAATATCTGACCGCTTGTTATATTAAGGAAATTAAATGCTCCAAAACTCCGCTATGATGTGCCTTGGGTTGTTTGTTTTTATGCGACAAACCGTACCCTACCAAGAAACCAGCCGAGAATTATCGTGGAACCACCCGACAAACAGTGTCGTGGGGAAATTGCCACGCACGCAGTTTACAGGCAAAGCCAGCGAAACGATGACGATTAGCGGAACATTAATCCCCGAACTGACAGGCGGTCGATTAAGTTTAACGGCGTTGGAATTAATGGCAGAGCAAGGCAAACCCTATCCGTTAATTGATGGGGCAACGTTTATGGTGTTGGGCTGGTTTGTGATTGAAAATATCAGCGTGCAAAGTAGCCTTTTCTTTGGTGACGGTGCGCCACGTCGCCTTGATTTTTCCCTGTCGCTAAAACGGGTCGATGACTCAATGATGACCGAAATCAGCGACGACATTATGAGCTTACTATGAATTTACTTGATAGATTAAAGCAAAACGGTCACCGTATTCCTGCCTTTCATCTTACCGTTCGACCAAATCCGAAAAAATCCACAGGCGGAACGAAAGACATCACCACTCTACTCTCTCAACGCTTGATGAATTTAACCCTGACGGACAGTCGGGGCTTTGAAGCCGATCAGCTCGATTTTACCTTAGATGATACCGACGGCTTGTTGGAACTGCCGAGCCGTGGAGCGATTTTATCTCTTGGGCTAGGTTGGAAAGATGAAGCCTTGACCTTTAAGGGTGAATACACCGTGGACGAAGTAGAGCATTCAGGCGCTCCCGACTGTGTCACCATTCGGGCAAGGTCGGCGGACTTGCGTGGCAGTTTAATGAACCGACACGAGCGAAGTTTTCACAAAACCACGCTAGGCAAAATTGTGCAACAGATTGCCGACGAAAATCAACTGCAAGCGATGGTGGGCGATGAGTACAAAAACCTTGAGATTAAGCATATTGACCAAACGGACGAAAGCTCAATCAGCTTTTTAACTCGCCTTGCCGAAGAACACGATGCGATAGCCACCGTTAAAAATGGGCGATTATTGTTTATTAAATCGGGCAAATCCACCACTGCAAGCGGTCAGAAACTGCCTGAATTTATCCTCACCCGACAAGATGGCGACAGTCACCGCTTTGCCATTGCTGAAGGGGATAACTACAAAGCGGTTAAAGCCTACTGGCACGACACCGCAACGGGCAAGCGTGGGGAAGTGATCATTGATGAAAATACCGAAGTGAAAAAGGTCAATAAAACCACCAAGAAAGGCAAAATCAGCAAAAAGCAGACCACCGTTATTCAGCAAAATAAGCCTGTGGAAAGCGACAACGATCAGATTAAAACCCTACGCCACACTTACGCCACACAGCAAACGGCATTGAATGCTTGTAAACGCCACTTTGAAAAACTACAACGTGGCGTGGCGACCTTTAGCCTAAACCTTGCGGAAGGTAATGCGGAGCTGATCCCCGAAGTGACTGTAAGCGTGGTGGGTTTTAAAGCCGAGATTGACTCAAATGCGTGGATAGTGACGCAAGTTACTCATTCGATTTCTGAGAACAGCGGATTTACTACGGCGATTGAGTGTGAGTTGAAGGTGGAAGAAATGTAAAAATTAGCGTTATTTCACAAATTTAAACAATATATTGTAAGAAAAGTTGATTTATGAACCATAAAAAGTTATTATAAAAATGTTACTTAGCTAACAAAGCACGAAGAGAACTAGAGGCGGCTACTTTGTGTGATCCCGCCTAGTGAGGAAATTACAAGATTTGTGAGGACGCTCACCAGACAGGCTGGAAGGTCTGTCATTTTTTTATAATAATGGGTATTTTAGTCTCGTTTCTCGGGATTTGATAATTCTAGGTCCTTGTGTTGGGTCATAAAAATACCAAATATTAAATTTCTTCTCTGTTCTTAATGTATCATAAGATAACGATTCCCACCCTAGATGATGAGCAACTAATGTTGAAAGTGCTTTTTTTCTTTCTGATGTGACGTCTTTTTGATATGCACTTAAAACTGAACCTAATAATAAATCACATAATTGCACACCATGACAAGATTTAGAATTGATTTCCTTGAGTTCTAATATCGCATTTGATACATAGGTTTTTTGTTTAATAATATTATTCGCAATGATATGCATTGCTTCATCCGCTTTTTTATAACTGAAGGGCAAATCATCAACAGTTAAAATAAATCTATGATTTCTATTCTTAAAAAGTGAGTCTGTAATCTTATTACAAATTAATTGATTAAAGTGTTTCTGCTTTGCTAATTCATAATTTCCATTATGAAATTCTTTATTAACCATAGAAAGCTGAACTACAATGCAATTAAAGAATAAATAGTTGGATTTAAAAAAGAATGTGACTAATTCATTATAAAAATGAGTATATTTTTTAGAGTTTGCTCCTTGCCATTTTATTTCATCAGTACAGAAATATTTTTCTCTGATTTTCTGTATGTCGGTTTCAAATCTCTGCAAATTATCTTCACGAATCCATAAAGCACCAAAGGCATAATAAGGTTTGCCACTAATACCTGATTCATCACAAAATAAATGCCAAGTAGTTGTTTTAGCCATTTTACGATGCATAAATATTTTACTCCCATGAGAGTTCATTGTTGCAAATAGTACATACAGCAGATTTAATAGTCGGAAAGTCAAATGATTTATCAAAAATAACTTGATGACTGTCTATATCTCCAGACCTTTTCTGATTCCAACCTTTCCCTATGTCCCACGAAAACTCAGAGCCTTTTTGTATCCAAGTAATCGTTGAGTGTGTATTACAATTTTTACAGTGTAATGTATAATCAATCTTATCTATAACGCCCATGTGCTTTTCTCCTATATTAAGATTAATGACTCTTTAAACCTAATGAACTGCAATGATGAAAAAAGCGACTAGTTATTCTGCTTTCGGGATTTCAAATACAGTTACACGTCTATCATCACCATATTTCCATAGCATGTCTGCCGATACGTTGGATAATTTAATTTTTAGTGTTTCATTTTTTTCAAATTTAAATTTACCAACTGATAATGGATAGTCATCAATATAAACAGAATACATAGTATATTGTTTATCTTCAGCTGTATCATTCTTTACATTTAATAAAACACTGAATTCAAAGTTCGGCAAATATTCAGTATTGACGAAATCAATAATTTTCTTAGATAACTCTTTTTTAGTTCTAATATTTAATGGGCGATTGTCATAACTATAAATTGCAATATCAAATGGTACGTCCATTCCGTCTTTTATAATACCTACTCCAACAGGGATTTCAAACACGGCCATGGATTGAGCACGTTTTGAGTAGCATTCTTTAAAAACGGCACCATTAAATAATGTTGGGATTTTTTGCTTTATCTTAACGAGTGAATCTGATGGTATGCGTGAATCTTCAAGATTATTGCACGATAATAATTCGACATTTAGTAATGCTGTTTCTGCTTGCAATGGTTGAGTAAGTAACTTATTGAGTGATATATCTTTTTCTATTTCTGTTTTACAAGCAGAGAGTGCTAAAGCGAATAGACTTAGAGTGAGTAGTTTTTTCATATAATGCTCCATTGAGATTTGTTTTTTTATCCAAAGTGTTTTAGGTAATACTTTAAATTAAGCTCTCCACCTTTTAAATTTAACCAAAAGCCAATTGATGAATTTAGGGCGCTGATTGATTTCCCAAGATGCTTTGAGGTGTTGGGCGAATTGGTGCATTTCAAGGAGGTCTTTTTCTGGCATCTCTTTGAAAAAGCGAGAGCCATAGCTTTTTTCAGCGTGCGTATTGATGATGATCTCAAAAGGCTTACATAAACTTCTGATCGTTAAAATATCACGGACATATTGATTGCGAGGGAATGGCTTTTCGTTTTGGAATATATTGATATGAATATCACGCCCAGCCATATTCTCAATAGTACTGTTCGTTACGTTTTGATTGACTTCCTGCATTTTTACTTACTAATTGATAAAGGATTATTTTTCTTTTATTTATTGTAATAAATACTGATTTTTTGCCACTTCTTTGTAAGCAACTGAAATTAACTCCCCAGTTCCCGATTTTTTACCGTTTCGCATTGTTTCTTTATAGGCGAGGCGAATCGGTTGTCGTTGCTCTTCAGGGGCAATCAATTCATTTGTTAGGATATTTTTTTCAAAGTCTTGTAGTTTTTCCACTTTTACTTTGAGTGTAAAAATAATGTTATCTACACGTTGAGCGGTAATGCTTAACGTATCGCCTAGCGTGCCGACACGCTCCACCCCTTTAATATAAAAATCATCGGCTTTATCATTCGTTGATTTTTCGGTGGTCGCACGGTGTTTATACTGTTCTAACTCCTTGCCTTTTGCGGTGGTTTCTTGCACGGTGGCTTCGGTTACTACTGGGTCTTTGGCAATTTGCTTCATAAAACTTTCAGACGCCAATTCGCCACGTTTTTTCAACTCTTCACTAAATATCGTTTTTGCTTCATCAGCTTTCGCGGCTAATAATGCTTGCATTGTTTCGTTTTGTTGTCGGCTCATCTCTACAAAGGCGTTGGCTTGGGCTTCCATCATCGCTTTTGTGTTATCAGACAGCTTTTCTGCAATCGCCACCTGTGCTTTTGTTTCTGCTGTTTGGCTTTGGAAATATTGATAACCTAAAAAACCGGCTGTGCCACCTAATACACCAATATAGCTAATGAAAGCAACAACCTGCTTCCAACCACTCATACTTTTTAATGTGCTGTTCATATTCGTAAAAAAACTATTGGCAATGTTTTCTGCAGAACCTTCACCATCGGATGAACCTTCTACAATTTTAAGGACAATATCAAACTGCGCTCTATCGTTTTCTTTAAGATAACGCAAGTCTGGCTTGCCATATTTTACAACACAAATGGCACGAAAGATTTCATCGGTGAAATCTTTTAGCCCTTCAATTAAGTAAGAGGTGACGGTAGATTGGTATTTTTTGCCCCCTTTGACATTAAAATGCAAGATGGGCCAGCCTTTAAATTCGGCTTTGGGAAAAACAAAATGGGGTTTATCTAAATCGCATTCAGTGAGAATTTTCAAAAGGTATTGTTCAAAAGCGATTTGGCTATCAATAATAAACACATCTTCTGCACAAGCGACTTCAGTCATCATTTACCCCTTATTTACCGTGATATTTCCACCGGCGATATTCTCGACCGTGCTATTTGTGATAGTTTGGGATACAGAAGATGGTTTATTCAGGTCAGTAATTTGCCAATGTCTTCCCATTTCGAGAGTATTTATTTGTTCAATAATATCTTTTTGCTGTGTTTCTGATAACTCTCTAAATGTTTTTAGTAACATTCTTTCTTTGATTTCAGGAGCATAAGCATTTTTTAATCCTTGTAGCAGATAAACAATATCAAACCCAAGAGTTCCGAGTTTCATCAATAAATCTGCACTAGGAAATCTTTTCCCTAATTCATAATTAGAATAAGCATTATAAGAAATCTCACATATTTCTACGAGAGCTGTTTGGCTATAACCTAATCGTGTTCTTTCTTCTCTTAATCTTTGACCGAATTTCACATTCATAAATAAAAACCTTGATATTACCCACAAATGTGGGTATCATTACCTAGAAACAAAACGAAACTAACCAAAACGGATCGTTTTAATAAAATGGCTTAACAATATCAACAAATTAGGAGAGTGTCCATATGGCAGAAACTGATCTTGGTCAAAAAACCAAGAGAAAAATCCGCCCGACGCGTGAAGTGTCTGTGGCGTTTCATATGACGTTAAACGAGGAAGAAGGCATTGCCTTTGAGAAAGAGCGTGAACGTTTGGGGCTCGCCACTAAGGCGGCATTGGGGCGGATGTTAATCCGTCAGGGATTGGGGTTAGCGGTTTGATGAAAGAAGCCTTAAAGGCAAGGGGGGATAAGGGGAATGGGTGAGAAAGCTGAAAGCCCTGTGGATGCAGGGCAAGTGAATCGCACGGACGATTATGCCACTTTAATTTGTGCGGGGTTATTTTTAGACATCGCTGAACAAGAAGGATTGGATATCGCCCGTGCGGAATTAGAGGTGGCACTTGCACGTTGTAAGTTGAGAGAGTTGAGAAATACTCAATCCACAATTTCAAATACAAGCCGATAAGGCGGTGTAGCCGTATCAAGTCGTGCATAACCCATATTGAGTAGGAATTTGGTGAGTTCGGTCGTTTCATACATCGATTCGCAACGAATCACTCGATAGATTATTCCACGATACTTTAGCCCTACTTGATGATGTTTTAGTTCTTCGGGGGTAATACTGATATCAGTTGGGTGTTTTTGAACAAATTCCAGCAACTCTTCATCAATGCGAGGAAGATTTAAGAAGGTATCCATAATATGTTCCTTTTTAAGTGAATGGGACTTTAGTTTAACAAAAGGTAGGTGACATCAGCAAAACATAACCAAAAACAAACCGCTTGCATATTGGGGAATGTGCAAGGGGAAAACTGAGTTGAAAACGTGGGTGCCGTTGGGGAACGGCAGAAACAGTGGAAGAAAGGATATCGCCGAAAGGCAGGGGAATAAATGGCAAATTTAGATCATCGTTGCGTAAATTGTGGCAGTAGTAATTTACGGGTTAGAACATCGGAAAAAATCGGCTTGTTGCTGATTGATGCAAAGGTGTTTTGTAACAGTTGTGGCTCTGAGCATCATATTCAAAGCCAAATTGTGCGAGTGAGAACACCAACCTATCACGAGCGACCAGAAGCGTTGCGTATCAATAAGCCGTTATTGCAAACCGATACCAATACACCTGATTTATTTAATGGTGTGGTGGAAGACGCAAAGACGGAATAAAACCTAAAACATAGTGTAAAAAATCGCCTTTTTATTAAAGGGCTGGTTTTTTGCACCCTGAAAACAGGAGATTGAACAATGAGTAAACAATTTAGACGTAATCAACGCTGGCGTATGAACAGACAGATGAAAGACCGCCGTCGGTTAAATCTGTTTTTGGTGGAAAAACGTGTGCGTCATTTGGAAGGTCGTCAGGAAGTGGTAACGCTGGATTTAGAGAATACCCACGATTTATTGACGGCACTAGAAACAAAGGTGGCAACGTTGGTGGCTGAGAAGAAAGCCCGTGAGCAAGCAGAGAAAGAGTTGCAATGGGTTGCCTATCCAAAACCGAAAAGCCTTGGGGTGTTGTGTAGTAAGGGTAATCCGTAGGGGGATGTATGGAAAAGGAAGAACAAAGAAAGACGGAACAGATAAATGACCTATTCCGTTTACGCGAAGAGGTGCGACTTCTCGAAGGGCATTTTATTCAACAGCAGGCTAACTTGTTGATTTTGCAAGATAGGATTGCAACGCTTTTAAAATCACGGGCATTTCTTGAGCCAACACCTGAACAATATGAGGCGGTTGAGGCTGAGATAAATCAAAGTCGTAAACAGCTCGAAGATTTAATACAGCAAAGCCCATCTTTTTTAGGTCCTCAGCAGTGAGTGGTTCTGACATTTGAATAATTTGCTGTTGTAAAGCGATAAGTTGTTCAAGGTTTTTCATAGGGTATTCCTTTTTAGGTCAATGGAATACCCATTATAGCAAAGTGGGTGAATATGATGAATGTGAGTGCTTGGACAGAAACGTTACGCAATCAGATGATAGCGGTACATAAAAGCCAGTGTTTACCTAAAAATCGTGAAGATTGGCTTTTATTGCGTGAGCGGTGGAACCGTTATACCGCAGAACATCGGGCTTTTGTGTTGCGTGTGGCAGGTATTGAGGGCGATTTTCCCCTTGAGCGATATAGCGATACGCAAAAAAGAGCGATTGCGACGGCAATTGCAGATGTGAATGCTTTTGCGAAAGCTGACTTTGCACTGATTTCTCGTATTCGTAAATTTTGGCGTGACTTAGAAAAGGGGGATTAATCAATGAGAACAAGATTCTTTTTTTATACATTTTGGCGTGAAGCCTATTTACGCACTTATCGCCCTGTGGCATTCAAGATGATGATGTATTACTTCGATAAATTGGCGTTATGCAAGGGGCAAGTATGCGTACCTTAATTCAGTCGGGCAAGCATATTATTCGCTTTCAAGGTGGGACTTTTCAGGTTTATCGCTTGGTGCGTAATCGCTTTGGCGATGTGATTTCTGAAGTTCACGTTGAGAGTTATGGGGCGTTTTCCCCTGCTATTCGTAAGTTAGTCCAGCAAGCTAAACAAGTCAGCGAGAATAAACGTAATGGAAAGTATCCAGTGGAACTATGAACAACGCTCAGCCGAAGTTGATGCTGAGCGTGCATTGTATTCGGCGGAGTTGCTGAAAAATCGGCAAAACCGACCGCTTGTTAAGCCGACGTTGCAAGATGCTCAGGCGACATCAACGCAGATTGAGTTGTTTGAGTTGGTGGGGCGTGATAGTTATGAGTATGTCGAAGCCTTGATCCGTCGTTTGCCGTCATTGCGTCAGCGTGAGCATTTTCGCAAGTTGTATTTGCGTGAGTATCACGCTGTTGTTGATGACGGTTCGATTGCCTTTTCGTTTGGGAAAAAGCAGTTATTTCAGGCGAATACGTTTATTCGTGAGTTGCTTGAAAATCGTTTGGGCAAGGTGTTTGAGCAATATAACTTTGACCTTGCGTGGTTGAGTATGTCGCTGTCGGAGAAATGGCAGTGGGCGTTAGAGCAAGGGCAAGCCTATCAAGCTGAGCATTATCGCACGGTGGTTGGGGCATTTGATGATGTGGCTCGTGAGCGTGAAACAGACGAGCGTAAGAAAAAATTGCCTTTCTATCTGATGACCGAACATAAGTTGTCGGTGATTGCCGATCATCTCTCTTTTTTACTTCGCAAAATTCAAACCGATTTTTTCACAGAGCAAGCCAATACAGGCAAGGCGTTTAGTGATGCCGAAATTCAAACGATGGTGGTTGATATTTACCGTCGTTGTGGCTTGTTGTGTGAAAAGATTGGGCTGTCTTTGCCTTATTGGGCGACCTTTTCATTTAGTGATGGCGATGATGATTTTGTGCCAAATATGAAATCTATTGAGATTGCAATCAATAAAAGCCAGTGCGAAAAGTTTTGGCTGAAGGCGTTGAAGAAAGCACAAAAGCAGATGGTGGAGCATTTGGCGATTGCCTGCGGTGAAGTGCGTAAGGGCGTTGCACCTTATATCTCTGAAAAGAGTTTTGGCGAGTGGAAGGCTCAGAAGAAGAAAAATTTTGAGTTTCTCGACCGTATGATTTTGCAAAATTTGGACGATGAAGAAGAACAGGTCGAGTTGTTGGAGATGTACAAGCGGTCTTGTTCTAATCCGTCTGTGCGTCATCAAGAGATGATGAACTGCTTGAACGGCATTGAGCAATGGGCGGAAGAAAACGGTCACGAAGCGTTATTTTTAACGCTGACTGCACCGTCATCATTCCACGCTCAACATAGTAAAGGCGGTGAGAATAAGAAGTGGTCGGGGGCAAGTCCAAAGCAGACACAGGCTTATTTGAATAAGGTGTGGGGGCAGTATCGTGCGTTATTGAAAAAACGGGCGATTAAGTTTTATGGAATGCGTGTAGCTGAACCGCACCACGACGGCACGCCACACTGGCATTTGTTGGTGTATGTGGCGAAAGAACACATTGATGAAGCGATTGATCTTTTCCGTAAAAAAGCGTTGGAAGTGGACGGCAATGAGCGTGGGGCGAGTGAACATCGTTGCAAAGTGGAACGTTGCGATAAGAAAAAAGGCTCTGCGACAGCGTACATTGTGAAGTATATCTCGAAAAACTTAGGCGGTAAGAATGTTGCTCACATCTCTGATGAGGTAGAAGGCTTGTCGTTTAAGGATAACGCTAGCCGTGTGCGTGCGTGGGCTAGCTGTTGGGGTATTCGTCAGTTCCAATTTTACGGCGTAAGTTCTATCGGAGTGTGGCGTGAGTTACGCCGTTTAGCCAAAGGGCAATGTGGCGATGCAGTAATCGAAAAGGTTCGTGTGGGTGCGGATTTAGGCGATTACGCTTTTTACCTTGACCAACAAGGCGGAGGCGGTGCACCCCGTGACCAGTGGAAAATTAAATTAGTCTATGAAGACACAGAGGAGAATAAGTATGGACAAGTAAATAAGCGTATTGTTGGGGTTCGTAATACGTTGAAAGATGTTGCGGAGTGGGTCAAAACTCGTCTTAAGAAGTGGGGTTTTGTTCCTAAATCTCGCCATCAATCCGAAGAGAGCGAGCCTTCTAATATTACGGGGCGTAGCCCCGCTTGGACTTGTGTCAGTAACTGTAACCCTAAGCATAGCAAGGGTTTAGTCAATTCTTATGATGATATTCCATTGATTGATGATGAAGAAAATCTTGTTGTGAAAAATTTAACGGAGCATACACTCTTAAAAGCGCTTAAACTGCGTGAAAATTGGATAAAAATGCTTAAATTCCAACGCAGAATACAGTTTACAACGGTTGAATTTTATGCGCTTGCCCAAGGCAAGCGATTACCTGTACTTGATGTTTCTCCTGCATATCGCCAAGTCAATACGACTATGGTCAGTATGGAACATTCACCAATACCTGATGAATACTTGCAATACCAAGGCTTTGATTTGATTTTATTCAATGGCAAGTTAATTAAAACTAACCGCTCAAACGAGGAACTTTATGAGAAAGTATAAATTTACGATCAATTTTAATGTAAAAGGCTCTACAAACTGTTATTCAACAGTTCTACTTGTTCCGGCAATGATAGTAGACAACAATGAATTAAGCGATTTAAATTCATTCATTGGAGAAAAAGCTATTAAAAAAGCAATTTTAGATGTGAGTGCGATTGGGCAATTTTCTGTAGTAAATCAAATTTATCAGGGTGAGGAAATCAACGATGTTTTTTTTAAAATGAAGATTTTGGGTTTTTATACCGAAATTATTCATTTCAAGATTTCTGCTATAAAGTGGAATTCAATAGGAGAAATGAAACGTTGGAACTATATGAGTGAACAATACTTTGAGCAATTGGAATGGAAAGTTGAAATTACTCAAATTGAAGACTAGGAAAAATTATGTTGCATTTTATTTTAAAAATGGCGTATAGTGTGCGTGCTTTCGCAAAATCGGAAGCCGAGCGTGGAAACTCGAATAGACATCAGGCGAATAATAGCACGCCTTTAACCCGTGCTTTTTTTATTCGTTGCACACGCACACCCAAAGAAAACGCCTTAAGCGTTCTTCTCTCAATGGTAGCGTGTAGCGGGCAAGGTTTAACCCTTGGCTGTACACCTGATGTTGCAGTTTTCCACCCCGTTGCACGCTATCGCCCAATCACCGTGGAAAGTGAAGCGATAGCCCCGAAAAATCAACATCAGGAGCTATCAGCAATGAAACGATTTGCTTTTACTTTTATTTGTGTTTTACGCAATACAGACACCTACACCACTCAAACCGTCCGACTTATCGCCAACAGCGAAACAGAAGCACGCCTACAACTTCCAGCAGATTATCGCCTAGAGCTTGATCGCCCTATTGCAAAAATCCGCTTAAATCCGACCGCTTGCAACCAAACAAAAGGGGGGATTTATGCGTAATCAACAAACGGAACGCCAAGGCTATCATGTACCTTTCCCACCCCTAGATGAATTATGTGGATATGCAAGCCTTCAATCTTTCGAGCAAACACAAGAAAGAAAAAGCGAGATGTCAGAGAAATTATTTTTATTTCAAGTGAACCTAGAAATTTCTGGCACCATCCCTTTTATTTATGACTGTATCAGAGAGCAAGCCCCAAGCTGGCAAGCGTTAAACGCAAGCATTGAGGCAATGATAGAGCTACACAAAGCCTACAATCACCATATTAGAGAACAATTCAATCAATTAGAAAAAGATATTTTAATAGAGCGAAAGTAATTTAAAAGCCAAAGGAGATGAATAATGCAAACTTACATAGTAAATCAAACGATATGGAAACGTAACTTATTGATGATGAGGTAAAAATGGAAAAGCAGAATATACAAGCGGTCAGTAATGAGCAGAATTTAGTAACAAAAAATGAGCCTGATATTGAATTTATTAGGTTAGGCGAAGCAGTGAGATTATTTGGAGTATCTCGAGCTACATTTGACCGTTGGCAACGGAAAGATTCGGAGTATTATATTCCAGACTTTCCAAAGAAAATTAAAATTGGGAATTTTTCCTTTTATGTTCGGTCGGAAATTCGAGCTTATATGCAAAAGCTGATAGATGAACGCTAAAAAAAGCCCCACATTATTATGATGTGGGGCATTGTTTTTAGACAAGTGGCTTCCAGCGTAAGCCTTGTTGTTCAAGGTAATTTCCCCAGTAGTCCATTATTTCTATTCGTTCCTTGAGATAGTCGTGACGATTATAAACTCGTCTTACTGAGGATCCTTTAATTTTATGAGCAAGTACCATTTCTATAGCATCGGGATTAAAATTCTGTTCATTAAGATGTGTGCTGATTAAAGCACGCATTCCGTGTGAGGTGAAAATACCTTTATAGCCGTTCCTTTTCATTGCTCGATTAACTGTTTCGCTACACATTGGGCGGTCGCCTCCCTTAAAATGTGGGAAGACAAAACGGGAATGTCGGCTGAATGCTTTCATTCTTTGCAGTATGTCAAGTGATTGCTTGGAGAGTGGCACGATATGCTCTCGTTTTTTGTAGCGTGATCCTTTCATTTTTTCTTTGGGGATTCGCCAAAGTCGGTTTTCCCAATCTATTTCTCGCCATTCTACTGCAACGGCTTCAGATGGGCGAACACCAGTAAGCAGGTTCCAGAAAATCAGATGTTGGGTATATGGCTCAATATTGGCAAACATCATCTTGGTAATGAAGGTTGGAAGTTCTTCAATAGGTATTGTAGGATTGTTTTCTGCAGGCTTGTAATGAAATGCTTTTTTTGCTTTGTGGCAATTGTGCATTTCGATAAGTCCGCAATTTTCGGCGTGGTCCATTATGCCTTCAACGCTACGCAGTACTTTTTCAATGACAGAGGTATGACCTTTACGATAGACAATTTGTAAGGTATCAACTAATAACTTTGAAGTGATACGTTCAACTTGAATGTCGGCAAGAGTTGGGAAAATGTGTAATTCTAAACGTCGCCAATCTTCTTCCATTGTTTCTTTCGTTACTTTAGAAGATTTAAATACTTTCCATTGTAACGCTACTTTGTAAAACGTTTTTTCTAGATTATCTAGTATTTTTCGCTCAATTTTGCGTTTGTGTTCTTGTGGGTCAATACCTTGTCTGATGAGTTCTTTGAGTTCATTTTTCTTTTCCCTTGCCTGTCTAAGCGAGAGAGTCGGGTAATAGCCTAACGTGATGGATGTTCTCGCTTTGGTTATAGGCTTTTTATAATCAAGACGCCAAACTTTATTTTTCTTTGTTACTTGTAAAATTAAACCTTCGCCATCTCGTAGTAGTTCGCCTTCGGTGGCATTTTTGATGTCTAAGTTTGATAGAGGTTTTATTAAAATTGCCAT